TCTGCGAATTCCCAAAGACCTATTTACAAAATTCAAGATTAAATCACTGACAGAAAAAGATGCGACATACAGAGAAACTCTGACAAAGATCATTGAGAGGTACGTTGGCACATAATGTTTGAAGAAATTTATCATGAATACTTAATCCATAAAAACGAACAGAATCGTAAAGAGAGATATGATGGAAATGAAGACTGGTATCACGCCAGTGGTGCTGGTCTTTGTTCTCGCAAGCTATATTTTGAATCCATAGAAAAAGCAACACCGACAAATCCAGCAAATAAAAAAAGTATGAGAATAATGGGATTAGGAACTATTGTTCATAAAGAGATTCAGGACTCTTTAATATATTATAATAATATATATAATAATATAAATTGTACAATAAAAGAAAAAAAAGAAATACCTTCTTACAAAAAGAAAAATTTAGAAAATCTAAAATTTCACATTGAGGGTGAAGTTTCCATTCCTTCGTTAAACGTCAGAGGGTTTTATGATGTTGTATCGCAAGATTGCTCGGTTTCGGATACAGACCCAATTACCAGACTATATGATATAAAAACTATTGGAACATTTCAATGGTCAAAAAGGTTCAGCAAAACAAACCCAGTAGAAAGTGGACATCATTATCTACAGCTTGGAACTTATGGTTTAGCTATTAAAGAAAAGTTTGGGAACTTAGACAGCATGGGTTTAATATATTACAACAAAGATAATTCAACAATGAGAGAATCTGTAGTACCAATTACATACTTAGATCAGGCTAGAAGATATTGGTATAATATAAACGAAGAACACGCAAAAGGATTGCCACAATTTAGAGCTGGCACATCACCTGTGCATAAATGGGTATGTAATTATTGTCAGTTTAAAGATCACTGTAATCCACCATTAGCATTTTAACAAATGAATAAATGTTACAAATGTAATGCAGAAATAGATAAAGAAGATGTTGTATGTTGTAACTGTATAGATAGCACAGATGGTAGGAATGAACATTTCTGGCAAATCAAGAATGAAAATAAGGAGAGAAATAATGGCAACAGCTAAAAGTAAGCAAGTAAACTATTTTACAGAATTAGATCAGGTAGATGTTACTAGGCATATCGAGAAGAAAGGTAAGTTTAGTTATCTAAGCTGGGCGTTTGCTGTAAGAGAGCTAAAGAAAAGACATCCAAGTTCAACTTGGGAAGTACATGAATATGGAGAACATGGTGCTCCATTTATCAAGACAGAGTGTGGATACTTTGTTAAGGTTTCTGTGGTAGTGAATGCGGTTGAGATGACTCAAGTACATCCTGTTCTAGATCATCAAAACAAACCTGTGTTAACACCAAATGCATTTCAAATAAACACAAGTATACAGAGATGTTTAGCTAAATGTATTGCACTACATGGTCTTGGCATTCATCTGTATGCTGGTGAGGATTTACCTCCAAGTCCACCATTAGATGAAACGCAGACAAAAGAATTACTTTCAACCCTGAAAGATAATGACAATGAAGGCTTAGTTGATACAGTAATGCATCAGATAAGCATTGGACAAATAAACCAAAGTAATTTCCATAAAGCTATGGAACATTACACAAACTCATAAGGAGAGATAAAGATGGATACAACAATGACTGATACGTTGAAACATGAAGAAGCTTTATTTATTCCTAGTGAAAGTACAGAGGAAGAATATGTTCCCAAGGTAGCAGGTGACTATCATGGACATATTACTGATGCTCGTACAATTACAAGGGAATTTACAAAAGATGGAAGAACATTCAAGGCACGTATCTTTAACTTTAAAGTACATGTTGCCCCAGAGAATGAGCACAATACCTACACTATACATGGCAAAGATGGCACTACAAGAGAAATCACTGGTAAGCATTATGTTGATTGGACTGTAGTTGCTGATGGTGTATTTAGGTTCTTAGAACCAGCTGATGGTGATAAGTTTGAGTCAAATGCAGAAGGTAATAAGAGATATATGAGATTTTGTGAATCTCTAGGACTTGAACTTAAAACAGAAGAACGTACAATAAATGACAAGACTGTAAAAGTACAACTTCTACCAGACATCAAGGAAACTGATCTTAATGGTACTCCTGTGATTGCTGTAGTTGGACGTGGACAAGATTGGGTGAATGATGCTGGTGAAACAAGACCTTCTTGGAGAACTAAATTCACTAAGTTATGGAAAGATGGAAAAAGACTAGCTACTACTACGACTAATGATCTTCCGTTCTAAGTTAAAGAAAAAGCTTGCACAGTTAGCTGTAAAGGCTTTAAAAATGAAGCCTGATAGTGTAGCAAAAAAGCTTAACATAAGCAGAGCTACAGTGTACAGGTACTTGAAAAAGTAAAAATAGGTCTTTCTAAGAGATCAATAAACAGGGAGAGGTCGGAACACGAAAACTTAAAAGGGTAAGTGTCTCTCCCGCAATTTTAGAATGATAAACAAGGTAAGTAATGAAACAAAACTGACAATACTTATACTATTATGGATACTTGATAAAGCTGTAATGGTACTATTGTTTTGGGCTATGAAATGAGCAGGTAAGCTCCTTATTGTTAGCTTGATTGGTGAATATAGTGCACTCGCACAACTCTACCAGCTACCTGCTCAAAATTTTTAAAAGGAAAGGCAATGAAAGAAACAGTAAATAGTTGGATACTAAGAGATGATGGACAAACAAAGCAAAACATCAGGTACAAAAATAGATATGCAAGATCAAGACGTGATAAGGCAAGGTTCAATGTACATTTATGTACTGAGTGCAATCGGGTTTATGAACTAAATGTATTTACAAATGATGGTGCAAAGACATATTACTACAAAGGTTTTCCAACTTATAAACTAGATAGAAGAGTCTGCAATTATTGTAAAGAGATAACAAAAAAACAAAATAAAAAAGGAGAGAAACAAAATGGGTAGAGCAATAGAAGTGGATAAAAGACAGGATAAGAGTGATTTAAGACAGGACGATTTTGATCGTAGATTAAAACTTATGGAAGATGCACTTGAAGAAATGATACAAACAAGAGTAAAGCATGTAGATTTAACAGAAGATTTGAATGTAAAAGATCATGGTGTTGAGTTAGAACCAGATGAAGAATTTACACCTCCTGTTGGCAAACGTAAAAAAACTACTAAGTCCAAAACTGCGACAGTTGCCTAAAACTGTAGCACAAAGAATAAGAGATTATTTAAAAGACAGGTATGGGAGTGCCAAGTATCACACTGCTGAAGGAGAAACCATTCGAGCCTTACGAATGCAATATGTGCGGAAAGGTTTCAAAAAAAAATAAGTTCCTCTGGAAGAGTTGGTTCACTGGTGATGAAATAAATATCTGTAGAGATTGTGCTTATAAGGAATCTTATGGCACAGTTGGGATGAAAACAGCTAAACAAAAGAGACTACTTGAAGAAAAAGAAATTAACCAATAAAGAAATAACAGAGGCTCTTGAAGGACTGAGTAATAATATTCAGATTGTTTATAACAAAGTGCTTTATATTGATAACCTGGTAGGGTTATATTTAGAGTATAGAAAAGACACTGAAGATTTCGGTGAGTTCGTCAAGGCAAAGGCAGAAGAGTTTGAAAATCAACAACGATCTGGAGATAAAGAAGGAGCTTGACACTGTATATATAGACTCAAGCGGTAAAAAGCACTTAAATTACATGGATGCACGTTGTGCAGAGGCACAGATACTCATGTGTAAAGAGCGTAAACTACAACAGAGACAAAGGATCATGGAAACAATAGAACTGATAATGCAGGTTTTAAAGAGTAAGAATTGGGGGGTTTATTATAAAATCCAACCAATACAGCCACTTGAAACACAAGATGGCACTGCACTTTACAAGGTAAACCAAGTTGACGAATCAGAAATAGAAAAAGTAATAGAAGAGGCGTTAGCTTGGGAAACTCAAGAGACAAACCCAATTTCGAATCAGAGCAAGAACTCCACGACTGGTTAATATCTTTTTACGAGGAACAGTTACAAAAATTCCTTGGTGACATAGGTGGAACTACAAAATATGGTGTAAAGATTACACCACGTCTTGTAAAGATCACTATGCACAGGTATTCTCAGTTAATGGAGAAAAATAGTGCTACTGATTGGTGATTGTTTTAAAAAAATAGAAGAAGTAAAAGAAAAGTCCGTACAGGCAATAGTTACATCACCCCCATACTGGGGACTGCGTGATTACAAAGTTGGTGGACAAATTGGTGAGGAACTTGTTCCAGAAGATTTCGTTCTAACACTTACAGCCTTTTTCCGTAAATGTAAACGTGTTTTAAAAGATGATGGTACTCTGTGGCTTAACATAGGGGACACATACTTTGGAGCAAAGGGTGGCCACTGGGAAGGTGGTAACTCAATAACTAATGATGCTACTGGAGAAAACTACAGAATGCATCGCAAAGCTCCACCTAAACATCCTCGTTTAAAGACAAAAGACTTATCTGGCGTCCCTTGGATGCTTGCATTCTCTCTGCAAAAAGATGGATGGTATTTACGTCAGGATATTATATGGCATAAACCTAATCCTATGCCAGAAGCGGTAAAGGATAGGTGTGTCAAGTCGCATGAGTATATATTCTTGCTGTCATTAAAACCTAGGTATTATTTTGACTACGAAGCTATACAAGAGAAGGCTGTCCATGTTGGTGACAACAGAGCATCAAGAGGTGATAGTCGAAGAGATATTGTTCTTGCTGCCAGCATGGCAGCTGACTCGCAGCCGACTGGAGAGTATAGAAATAAACGTAGTGTATGGAGTATAAATACCGCATCATCTGGCGAAGCACACTTCGCTGTCTTTCCAGAAAAAATACCAGAACTTTGCATAAAAGCGGGAACAAAAGAGGGAGATGTGGTATTAGACCCTTTCATGGGTAGTGGTACAACAGCAAATGTAGCTAAAAGACTTAGCAGAAAATGGATAGGAATTGAGCTTAATGAAGATTATGCAAGATTCATTAATACTAAGACAGCACAGGAGGAACTCTTCTAATGTCAAAAGAACTTCCAAATGATGTAACGATAGAACTTGCTGTAGTTGGTGCTGTTATTAATTATCCTTCCAAATTCAATGATATAGCGAAGTATATTGTATCAAACGAGGTGTGGTACGACAGCAGATGTAAAGTGCTGTGGAGCATACTTGTTGGGATGATACAAAGAAGAGAGCATATTGACATCATGACTATCTCTGCTAATCTAGATGCTGCTAATATAGCAATGGGGGTTGATAATATATTTATTGTAGACTGTAAAGAAAGTGCAGGTACGGAAAGTACGATAGAAATATATGCTAAGAAGATATATGAAAAGTACCTTCTTAGGCTTGTTATTGAATCAGCTAAAGAGATAGAAGAAAAGGCAATGGATAATAAGGTAGATGCCTTAGACGTACTTGTCTCTGCCCATACAAATATTGGAGAGCTAATAAATCTTAGACCAGATAGCTCATTTGATATTAATGAGGCTCTTGGTGATGCTATAGAATCAATAAGAAATACAGATAAACTACTTGTCAAGACTGGCTTTGTGAATGTTGATAAGTTTGCAGGTGGTTTAACGAGAGGTGAAATCACAATAGTAGGTGGTAGACCTGGACATGGCAAATCTACAATGTTGTTAAATTTACTCTCGAATATACTTTCAAGTAGACAAAAAGTGATTCTGTTTAACAGAGAACTTACAAACGTAGAAGTCTTGAAAAAACTACTCGCATTAGAATCTGGAAGACTTTCTTATGGAATGATACGTCAAGGCATGTATGATGTGAAACAATTACAAGAACTTGATAGAGTACGTGACTATATTGCAAAGAAATATGATCCAAAGCATTTCCGTATGTACGATCAGATAAGAGACTTCCCTACCTCTGCAACAGAGATAAAGAAGTTCAAACCAGATGTCATATTTGATGACTACATTCAACTTATAACTCCAACAGGAAAGGAAGATCAACGAAGACTACAGTTAGAGCGGATAGTTAATGACTATAAATGGATTGCAAAAGAATATAATTGTGTTGTAATTTTAGCATCACAGCTCAATAGAGCTTTAGAAACAAGAGGAAATCCACAACCACAATTATCAGATTTAGCAGAAAGTGGTGCTATTGAGCAAGTTGCTGAGAATGTATTCTTTGTCTACTATCCGTATAAAGTGCCAGCAACAGCAAAACCAGAGAATAAAAACAAATTAGTACTTGTAGCTGCAAAGGTAAGGTACGGAGAAACAGGAGCAATACAAATGGCATATGATGGAGATAAATGCAAGATGTATAATAACGAGGACGAACTATTCGTACCTCCAACAACAGAGGATCAACAAAATGAAATCCCCTTTTAAAAAAGCAATAGGAATTGACCCAGGCAAAGGTGGAGGAATAGCTGTTATCACTGATGAGACAGTTGAACTACATAACTGCCCTAGAACAGTAGATAGTATGGCACACTTAATGGGTATGTGTCTCAATGATGTCGCAGTATATAGAACAAGAGTATTTCTGGAGAAAGTATGGTCATTCCCTACAGATGGAAGAGCTGGATCATTTACCTTTGGTGAGAACTATGGACAATGGCAAGGCATACTTGCCTCACATGAAATAGAGCCTTTACTTGTAACTCCAAAGATGTGGCAGTCACATTTCGAGATAAAAAAAGGATTAAAGAAAGATATAAGAAAGAGAATGCTAAAACAAATGGCTATAGATAGATGCCCTAGTGCAAAGAAGATAACACTCAAGACAGCAGATGCATTACTTATAGCTATCTATGGGGTTGAAGCTCATTTAAGCTACAAACGTGCTTTACCTTGGGTTGAACCCGTTTTAACAGAGAAAGTGGCTTTAAGCGGGTAATATGGGGCTTAAACGACTCCCATATTGGCCTTTTAAAAGAAAGAAGAGACCACGACAGTTTTATCTTATTCGTGCTGATGGGAAGGAATATAAATGCGTACAAACTTTATGGGGAAAATTTATATCTCTATTTTAGGTGTATGGATAGACATAGTATTTGCTCCTCCACTTACGATTACGTACTATGCGGAGAAAATTTCTATGCTTGTATTCATATTGTTTCTTTAGTTTCTTTGCCTTTTTTTCATTCTCAGGTGAAAGCCATTCATAAAATTGATTTAATAAAGCTTTTGAAGTTCCCTTTCTTTTATCCTGAATATTCAAAGGACTGTAGTGAGACATAACATTTTTCAATGAAGTCTTAGCTTTTTTATACCTACTATTAGGAGTTGTGTATGGATCGAATTTCTCAATATCACTAACAATAAAATCAACAGCAGTCCAGTAAGCTTTTGCTACGTCTTCCTCAGAACCAAACATCATAGCCTCTTTTAAATCATAATAATAAGGCTGTCTCCTGCTTATTGTCCCCTCACCAGAGTACATTGGAAGCTCACGTTCTTTTTTAAATTGCCTAACCATTGATCTCATAGCCATAAAGTCTTTGTAGTATGGTTCTTTGCCAGCTGCTGATTCTGCCATCTGCGTTCTCCATATCTGTTTTACTTGGCTTAATCCAACTACAGACTTTTTTGTCCAATCTTGTATAGCTTGCATTCCAGACTTACCACCAGCATTCCATTTAGTATATTCATTTAATGCTTCTGTAAGATTTCTAATTATAACAGGTTGTGCAATTGGAACTCCAAGCTCCCTTTCATATGGATTGAGCCCAGGTATAATTTCTCCAGCAAGTCCGAAGAATTCCGACCTAAAAAGATTTAACATAATTTTGTCAAAGCTATCTTCCTGTGTAAGCTTTGATCCTAATGGTGGCTCTTTACCAAACAGCTCCTTGTATACATAATACAATGCAGAACCAGTAACGGAATGAGCAACAGCAGCCCTTGCCATAGGAGCAAAGTTTCCAAACTCAGCAATTGGTTTTACAAAGTTTCTATATATATCAACTGTTGTAGACATAGCCATCCTCTGGAAAAGTGTTAATGGCTTTGCCTCTGATGATGACATCCATAAAGGAAGAAGTACAGTTGATGTTCCACCTTGAGTAGTAGTGTGAGAAAAATGTCCTACTTTATTTAATATCTCAGAATGTTTAGCCATAGCTTCTTTTGTAGTAAGGTCTTTTGTTTTTTCAATGAAATTTATTTCTTCCTTACTTAGATGCCAGACCTCTTCCATAAGTCTTCTCATACGTTTTTTATTTGTCTTCATTAAAAACGTTCCCTTTTCACCACGCATCTTAGCAGAAACTTCAGTAAAATATAATTGTCCTGCATGTGAAGATATAATTCTATTTATATTTTCAGTTCTAGTCATTTGATTAAAACTAAATAACTGTCTCATATTAAAGTTCTTACCAAGAACATCAACACCCACAGAACCAAGCTCTAAAGTCTTAGCTCCATACTCTAGATAACCTTTTGCCCTTGCTTCGTTCCATGCTTGAGCAGTAAATGCATGTTTTATTCCCTTCATTGTTCTCCAAGTTCCCATAACACCGATTGCACGTGGAATACCAATAGCAAGGTTTTTAAGGCCAGCGAGAGGAGATGAAAGTCCAATAACAGCTGATACAGCTGCTGCCATTTTACCACCTTTATATATAGGCTCTGCCATAGATTCTCTTAAATTTTTATCAAAACCAAGCTGTCTTTCAATGGCAAGCTGTGCATAATTACTAATTGCTGCACCTTCCTCTAGTGCAACTAACTCTTGACGTGTACCTTTGCGAATCTTATACTTACTTCCAACACCAGTCCACTCAGGGAATAGACGTACATTTGCAAGATGTTTAGACATTCTTGATATATAAGTCTCGGCAGTTGCTTCTACAGAATTTTCATATACTTTAATTTTTTTAAGTTGACCTGTTTTAGCATCTGTAATCTCTACATACTCCTTCATCAATCCTTTACGTGGAATAAGATGAGGGAATTTTGCATGTCCGTATCCATATCTAAGAACATTGTAAATTTCATGCCTAGCCATATCTCTGGTTTCCATATCCTTCTTATATCTTTCTTCTAATATTTTGACTTCCGTATCAGTCTTAGCTTCCTTTTGTGCTTTTTCTCTTGCAAGTTTATCTACTTGTTTATCAACAAGTTTAGTTATAATATCATGATCTTTATGAATATGTTTTATAGCATCACTTGTCCATCTACGCATCATATAACCATCAACATGTTTTTCTCTCAATTCCTTTATAGTACGTTTAGCACCTTCTGGAGTCTGATGTTTCAGAAGTTCTTTTTCATATGACTTCCAATAGAATTCCATAGTATCCTTAAATGCTTGATGTGCTCTATACTCATCAGTCTTTTTATCTATATGACCCTTTTCACCATAAATTTTATGATAGAAATCAACTTGTGATGGAGTTAAATTGCCCTCTCTATAATTTCTCTCAGCTCTTTCTTTGTCAAAAAGAAACATGTGTTTTGATTTTTCCTTCCCAAGAGTTTTTTGAATAAGATGCATTGCTTGATCTCCTGGGCCTTTAAAGAGAACATGTTCTGCCCACTCATGGTCAAGCATTCTATCAGATATTCTTTCCCCATATTTACCACCAAATTTTCTAAGAACAAGCCACGCAGGCATAACGCCTCTGCCATATCTATACATCCAAGGATGTTTTGTTTTTCCAATTTCCGATCCCTTTAGTGATAACATATCAGTATAAGCTCTATCCAATAATGCTGGAGCATCATAGTTTTGACGAACAAATGATTCATATGCTTTCACAGTCCCAGGTGATGCATTCTCATACAGACCATCCTTCACACCCATAAGCTTTAAATTAGCTTTAGCTATATCAGGGTTAATATGATACTTCTCATTTATCTGTTCTATTGATTTGGCAATAGGTAGGGCAGACCTACTGTTACCAAAATTTGCTGGATGGCTTGTAAGATATTCTTCATACCTACGCATATCTTGAACAGTTGCGTTGCTTTCTTTAAAATCTTTAGTTCCAAAAATATCAATTCTTGCTTTCTCATATCCTTTTGGATCAGCATCCCTAACTCTTCTGTCTAAACTTTCTTCACCACCTTTATGTATGCTTCTGTTTATTTTAGTTATCTCTTTTTTTGCTTCAGGGCTTTCTTTAGACTTTTGGAATTTAGTTGTAAATTCTTTTAATCTACCATCTGGAAGCTTGCCTTTTATAACTTTTTCACCAAGAATACGAGTAACATCAGCTTCATTATGAACACCAAATTTATGCTTTAAGTGACTCCAAAACTTTTGAAGAAAATTCTTAACCTTACCAATAGTTGTTTTATTTTTAAGATTACCAGCAACATATTCCCCAATAGATTGCACCATATTCTCTTCACCTCTAAACATACGTTCACCATCACGTATAAGGTCTTTACTACCCTTATCTCCAAATGCACGAAGAACGTCAACAACATGGTGAGATACCTCATGTGGTATAGTATCAGCTTTGGCACGACCCTTTGCAATTTCCACAAGATGACCTGTAATACGACCAAGCACATTTTCTCCTTGGAGTTTTCCAAGATTTTTCTTTAATTGTATATCAAGTTCAGGATAAAGTTTTTTGAAATGATCTATTTGTTTCTTTAATTCCTTAACAGTTGTACCTAGATCAGAAGCAGCAGATTCAAGTTGATATTTTATTTCCTTAGTGCCAAATAATTTTGATAATTTGGATGACCCCTCAACTGGACTTATTTTTTCACTTATAATATCTTTTAATATACCACTAAGTTCAACCTTAGTAGATTCTTTCATAGTACCCTTATAGTACTTAGTAACAACTTCAGAGCTACCCCTATGTCCAAGATAAAAAGACAATAAATCTTTTTGTCTTTGAGTCATTCCAACCTGATCTGCCTTTGTCTCTATAAACTTTCTTACATCTTCAACCTTTATATTAGCTTCATATAAACCTTTTATTAATTCCGCAGTATTTTTACTTTTAAATATAGGTTCATTTTTGCCAACACGATTTTCTTTTATAATTTTTTGTATTCTATCATAAGTTTGCTTAGAGATTTCAACTGGCCTTGGATTACCACCACCCTTCTTAACAAGCCCAGGAGTAACATGGAAATAATATATATTTTTCCCTTTTACACTTTTTGTTTTTATATTTGCTGGAGTTAAAGCATTAAATTCACCAGTACGAATACCTAAACCCTCTACACTATGAAGATCAGCAGATACATGAAGCTCCTTTTGCTCTGTAGTGGATTCTTTAAATTTAGGAAGCTTTTTTACACTTTTTGATATATCCCTTTGAAGATCAACTTCTCCAATAGCTTCTATTCTTTCACCTGCAATACGTTCACGTATTTGTTTTGCTAATTGCCAAACACCTTTATTGGATAAATCTACTTTTCTAAAAGGTGGCTCTATAAGTTTTTTATAACCCGCCCAATCAACAAACTCAGCAAAAGCAGTTGCCATGCCCTCTGGTCTTGAAGGGAGACTAGAATCACGCTTATCAATCCCCTGTAAGATTTTCTTTACATCTTTTGCCTTAACTTGCTCAATAGAATCTTTTTTAAGATATTTTAATCCCTTGGCAATAAGACGTGCAGACCCACGACTTCCCTCTCCTTCACCAACCCATGTAAGTAAGGCGTTTTTTGTAACATCATGTTTTATTTCTGGGATATGAGTAGGCTGTTTTGACGGTCTATCAAAGTCAAGAATTGTTCTTTCAAGTTCTGTCGCTTCCCTTATTTTAAAGTCTTTTTCTTTAGCCTTCTCTCTTATACTTTCTGATATTTGCTTAATTTCAGCAGAAGTCGTTGCAACATCTTTATATTGTTCTGCACCTAATGCTCGACCAGTTCCAATACCTTTTTCTTTTGCTATGTCTAATCTTTCTTCTTTTAATATACTAGTAGCCTCAGCCCTACCCTCTCTATTTTTAAGATTAATATCTGAAATATCAATGCCAAGTCTTTCACCCTCTTCAAGTATTTTTTTCTCTAACCAAACAGGTTTTTCCTTAGAAGCTTGATTTCTAGCAGCCTCACCTGACCATTTCTCACGTTGAACCAAAAGTTCTTCTTTATGTTGTCTGAATGATTCAAGTAATCCCTCAAACATTGGGTTAACAGGATCAGTAGCATGCTCAATAAGTTTTTCAGCAAGACCAATTTGCTCTTCAACACTTTTAATTAGTTTATTTGCCCTAGGTATAGATTCTTTTTGAATACCAGATTCATGATCTTTAATAAGAGTTTTAGTGTCATTTCTGGATTGGTCGAGGTCTTCTTTGAATTTTATATATTTTTCATCTACTCCTCTTTTATGTTTATTTAGTTCCTCGCCTGCTCTTTCAGCAGCAATAGCACCTAGCTCATCACCCTGCTCTCTTTTTTCTCTTGCTTCTTTGAAATGTTCCGTAGCAGCTTTATCCGAAATAGCAGCTTCATTAGGTCTTCCCTCAGAATCTACGCCAAACTTTTGTCTTTCAGCTTCTTCTAAGAGTTTGTAATGCTCATAGCTTTTACTAAATAATTTGTGCTGTGCTTTGGTAACAGTAAATAAACCTAAGTTTCTAAAGAATGCAGTGCCAAGGTCTCTAAGTCTAAGGTCTTCTCCATGAGCGATTCTTTCAGCCATCTCAGCAGCTGTAAATACCCCAGCTTCAGCAGGTACTTGACCTAAAATACCTGTAGCTTTTAACGATGCTTTTTCACCAATAGAAAGCATTTTGGAAGCTTCTTTTCCAGCTTCAGTTGCTATCTTACCTTCCTTTGTAAACTTATTTAAAAGAGAAGCATTGCGATATGCTAACCCTCCACCTGCAAGTCCAGCGAGTCCACCTAGAATACCACCATGCACAACACCCTTACCAATAGCACCCATTACATCTTCACCATCAATACCAGCCTGTACGCCCCCTAAAGCACCTTCATATACAGCAAGTCCACCTGCTTGTTTAATAGCTTGCTCGGCAAGTGCATGTTTTAGGCTTTGTTTAACACCAATTCTTGAAGCTTCTTTTGCAGCTGTAACTCCGAAGCCTTTAAGAGCTAACCCTCCTGCACCACCACCAGCAGCCATAGCCATAAAATCAAGTGGCATAAGAAAGGAAAGAGCCATTGAAAATATATCTTCAAATATATTTGGGTTATAACCACCTGGCTCTCCTTGTTTTAAATCGTAACGTTCTTTTCCAGTTACAAGCTTTTCGGTAAGTCCAGTAAGTGAATTGGTGTATGCAGACTTCATCCAATCAGCAGAGTTCTCATCTATTCCATAATCAAACCATGTTTGAAATGAGTTTAGAAAGGAAGGTGATGTATCGACTTGCCTTTGCTGTCCTTTAGATTCTACGGCAGAATCAACTTCACTCCATACGAGAGAAGGATTACTTTTCTTTAAATATCTATAAAGTCTTTCATCACTTTTACCTGCTGTTGCTGGATTTCTACTACGAAGTTCATCAATTGCACTTCGTACCTCTACTGGTATTGGCATATTTATGCTTCCTTGCGTTCTAGTTCAGTCCATTCACGTTTATAAGGATCATACACACTTTTTATTTTATATAATTTTGCATTTGCAAGTTCATCATGCATATTTTCCCAATTGCTTCTACTTCCTCCCATTGTTGCACCTAAATAATTGAGAGCATCTTTTTTTCTTCTTTTTAAATCAGAAGTTGAGACTATTTTTCCATCTGGAGATAGATAGTAAGTAGTATATCTAATTCTATTGCCATCTTCCTTAGCATAAGTTGTCTCACCAATCTTATTATAATCAAATTCTTTCTCAAGAAATTTCTTTGCATCTTCTAATATAATTTTATGCTCGTAAGCATCCTTTATATCCCCTGCTAAGTCAGGTCTATTCTCTAAAAACTCTTTTAGAGTCATATCTTCTTTACCCCTTCTTGATTTTCTAAACTCCTTAGCTATTGTGCTATTATATCCCTTGCTATCTTTCATATATAACTGTATATTAGAAACATCTTGATCTGTAATTTTAGCTTGATCTTGCCCACCAGGAGTTTTAGGAGGAAGAGGAGTTCCTGGAGGAGGAGTTCCTTGAGGAGGAGTTTCAGTCTTTGGAAACAAATTTGGATATTGGTATCCAATGTAACTTTCACCAACTCTCGTTTCCTGCGTCTTATCATCAAGTTTTATCTGCCCCGATAGTGTAAATAGTTGATCTTCTAAAGCTTCTTGTTCAGGGCCAGAAAGTTCTTTAAAATATACAGGATCACCACCTGGTATTTGAATAAGTGCTTCACCTCTTATCTGAGCTTCAATATTTTTATATGATTGAACGTTAGCGTCTATCTTTGAAAGTAAATTATCACTAGCAGTCTTAATAAATGAAGCTTCTCTTCGATTATAATCAGTTACAGGTTTTATTGAATTGCTTGCAATAGATTGTTTACGAGCTTTATATTCTACTTCATCTAGCTTCTTTCCATCAAAAAATGAATCAAGAGTAAATTGATTAATATAAGCACCATGAGCAAGGTTTTGGTTTATATGTTGATAAGAAGGATGACTTAATCTTTCAGAATGTTTTTCTGCAAATTTTTCCGTATAATCTGTATAACCATCTACTACTCCTCTAAATTCTTCAACCTTCTCTGCCCAATCTTCATCAGAATACTCTTTACCAATTTCAATAGAATTTGTAAAATCAGTAACTTTTTTCATCTCACTATCTTGACGAGCACTAAATTGTGCAAAGCTATTATTCTTCTCTTCTTGTAAATTAAAATTATCAATTGTCATCTGAGCCATTTCCATTGTAGCTTCATCCATGTCACCGCTATATTTATCCATATATGATTGTGCTCTATCTCTCTGTATAGCAACATCATCATTATTATACATTGTTCCAAGACCCTTAGAAAATGTAGCTATAATCTCTTGTCTTTGCAAGTTCTTTCGCTCTTTCCATTGTCTATCTTCTTTTGCATATTTCATTGTTTCGGATATTGCGTCAAGAAAAGGAGTTTCAGACTTACCACTTGAAGCTCGTTGAGCTTTTTCAAGTTCTCTATTTATCATTGTCCATACATCTTGTGCCATATTAAATTCCCCCTGCGTCTGGTAACTGTGTTAAAAAATGTGAGAAACTTTTACTACTTGGGACTCTTCCACCTTTAGCAAAAAATATATTTGCTACATCGGTTTCAAATTCTTTCTCTGCGGTGCCAGTAAGACCATGTGCTGCTTTTTCTGCTGCAAGTTTAGCTTTTTCCCCTGCAAGACCATAGACATCTTCCGCAGCACCATATGCTTCATATGTAGTACCTAAGCCCTTGGCTAAGGATTCTTGACCTTCTGCGACATCTCTCATCTTAGAAGCCATTCCAGTAGAAATTGCAGCTTGACCCGCAGCACCAACTTGCTTTGCCCCTTTTTGAAGCTCTCTAAGCCCAGCTTCTTTTGTAGCTCCAGCAGCTCGCATTGAAAGACCAGCCTCTTGACCCGATATACCACCTGGATCATCTGGTGTTCCATATATACCATCTGGCCCTGGCCCAAACTCTTCAAAGCCATATACCCCTGACTCTTCACCATGCCTCCCTCCACCTACTTGAAATTGACCACCGTATTGCTGTGTAATAAAATCCTGTTCTTCTTGTGATGGCCCAAGATATTTTGGCATAAGTTTCAGAACTTGTTCTTTTATCTCATCCCTTGACCAATTTTTAGGATTTCCTTGGGCATCTGTCCCACCTTTACCTTTACCAGCATTAGCTGCGAAAAGTGCATCTGCAACCTCGTCTGGAGATTTTTGGCTTCCATCTGCATTAATAAAATCTGCCTTTGTTAAAGTAGGTGCTCCATATGGAGAACCGCCCTCAAAGTCTTTCATTAGAGCTGTCACATCCTTATAACTTGTCTCGTTAAAACCAGGTGCAGTGGAAGGGTCTATTTCTTTAAACCCATCTGCATAATAATAATAATATTTCCCTTCGTATTTTATTGAATTTTGTCCCACTTTTGAAAGATATTCATCAGCATCGGGCTGTGTTGAAGGGGGAACACCTCCCGTCGAAAGTTGCTCTTTACCACGAAGTCGCTGATTAGCACCTTGTGCAAACATCATATCACCACTATACTCAAAGCTATCTTCATACAACGTCTCCTCAAAGGTAGAAGACTCTGGATTCATATCAATTATTATTTCATTGTATATTTTAGACATAGTTATTTTTGTCCTAACATCTGTGATAGTGATTTCTTATTACTTCCACCAAGTGACATGCCTTGCATTTCAAAATAATTTGCAATTGTAGGAGGAGCATTTTCTTCCCCAGTCATACCTCCACCATAATACTTTGGAACTTGACCACCATATTGAAATTCAAATTTATCTCTAAATTCCTTACTTTGTGATTGTCCCCAACCGCTAGATTTCTTTTTACTTTTTTCAAAGTACTCATCAGATATTAATGATGGAAAGTCTTCGCCTGAAAAGATAGAATCTTGGGGACTTGAAGTTATAAGATTTGAATCTGGTGTATTTAGAGTTGCTTGTCCAAACTCAGGTATCCATTCTTCTTGAATAACTGGGGAAGTTGCCATTGGTGGAATATTAAAAGCTGATGAATCTGCTGCCATTGGCAATTCAAGTTTTCCGCTACCGTAATCTCCAATGCCAGAAGTTACTTCTTGTAAATGTTCCTGTGCAGCTTCACTAAGTTTCTCTGGTTCCATCGTTTTTCCAGTAAATTTCTTATATCCTGGAACTAAATCCATGAGCGATTCTTTCATCCCTTCGAGACCCTTTGTTGCTTTAGGATCAATAAATGCTTTTCCAATATCCTTACCACTCCCTATCTGTTTAGTAGCACCTTTAAGATCACCAGCCATAGCGGAAGAAATAAAAGCAGTTGCAAGTTCTTGTCCAAGAGCACCATGCTGCTTAAAAGGATCAGTTGCCATCTGTGCTTTCAAACCTTCTTTATAAGTTGCTAGATCGCCAGCTGCAAATCCATATTTATCAGATTTTAATTTGCTTGCATCAGCAGCCATACCTCTAGTTGCTTCATGTGCACCCTTTTTTGCAGCCATAGAACTAAGAGCCATTGCAATTGGTACTCCAAAACCAGTTAAGCCAAATAAACCTGTAGCAGCAGTACCTAAAAGCTTACCTCCGATACCACCTAACATTTTGCTCCATTTACTACGCTTTTTTGCTCTCGCTGCTTGTGCTTTATAGTCTGCTGCAAGCTTGGCTCTTGATTCCTTTTCCAATGCCCTTTTGAGAAAACCTCCTGTTTGTATTGCCATAACTTTACTCCGCTTTTAAATTATTAATTTCTGTTTGCATTGTATCTATCTTTGCTGATAATTCTTGTACTGATTTTATGAGAGGATAGACAAAATCTCCTGAAGCTAATCGTTGAATACCTTTTTCGTCTTCCATCCATGCTCCAAATGTATCAACATCAGCTTTATCTAATGCTGCTTTTACATCTTGAGCTATCATGCCATGCATAACTTTATCATGCATCTTTGGATATTTTTTATTATCATTCTCATCTATGGTATAATTTCCCCATTCTTCAGGAAATTCTTCTGCCGATTTATATTGAAATGTTTTAGTTTTTAAATCATTTATAAAAGATAACCCTAAAGTATCATCTTGAATATTTCTTTTCATTCTTAAATCTGAACTATGTGCCCAAGTAGTACTAGAAGTAAAATCAATAGACCAATAATTACCTGCACCCGCCCTACCAATAACCATATGATCAGAAGCAGCAGAAGTACCATCACCAATTGAGATGCCATATTGTCCTGTGCAAACAGCTGCGTGACCAATAGCAATTTGTTCATCTACAGCAGCAGCTCCATCCGAAAGATACCCAATACAAATATTATTTTCACCAGTTGTTATGGTATCGGCTGACTCAAGACCAAGAAATATATTCCTATTCCCTTCAAAATCTGCATGTTCACCAGCTCGATAGCCTATAATTACATTTTCGCTTGAACTAGATGCTGTATCCATAGCACCTGACCCAATGGCAACATTACGTCTTGAAGATACAGCAGCTTTTCCAGCATTAACTCCGATAAATACATTCTCAGAAGCCATGGCAGATGCTAATTGAGCTGTTAAATTTTGACCAGTATTTCCACCAATGCAAACATTCGCTTCAGCATAGTTAGAGCCAAGATCAGCTATATTTTTGCCTGCTTCGTATCCTAATAAAACATTATATTGTCCTTTATTGCTATTGCGAATTCCAATAACAACATTACCTCCATCTGCACCGCCAATTTTCTTACTAGTTAAATTAATCTGACCATTCAGATTAATATCACCATCACTTGTTATAGATAACATTGAAACAGAATCTTTTATAAATTCTAATTTATCAGAACTAATAGCAAGATGATTTGATAATTTTACACCAATTCTTGTGATTGGAGCACCTTCTGTCGCAGTTAGTGGTTGTCCATACCACTTCCCACCAACCTTTCCAAATAACTTAGCTCCTAGATTTGTCTCTCTTATCTGTATATCACCATCACTTCCCTCTCTTGCATTAGGAAAAGAAATGACACCATATCTAATCTTTGGTCTTCTTGGATTACCCCAACTCATTTGATTGGTCTCACTCTATATAGTATTGAAATATCATTTATCTCAAAATCTGCTGCTGCTGATCCTGTAAATTTAAGTGCAATACTTTTAAGGGCTGAAGGATGAGAATTGAGCGTAAAAGTTGCTACATTGTGATCTGTTACACCAGCACTTGTAAGTGTTGCTCCACTGTTTTCACTATTTGTTAAAGCTTCTGTTGGAGTTGTATCACCATCAGCACCATAGGTAACAGTAACACTACTTCCATCACCTTTATAGGTAACATAGATTTTAAATATCTTTTTTGTTTGCGTTGGAAGACCAAAGTCTAAATCTTTTGTTATATATGTAATTGTTTGTGCACCAGTATCAACAGATTTATCATGATTATAATTTAAAAGTGTGGCATCATTACTAGCTTTAATTGATAAGTAACCTTCTGATGTTATAATAAAATTAGTATGCCTTACACCATTTCCATTTATAATCATATCAGAACCTTCTGTCCACGATTGTGTTGCCATATTATAAACCCATGCACCTTCATTTGTAAGCGATGTAGTATCAGCATCATCTCCAATATTTTTAAGTATAATAATGCTTTGAGATCGTGGATCATATCCAATACAAGGAACTTGAGCAGTGCTAATATTTGAAGTCGCTTCAGAAACTCCTGATTGATTAAGCCAATCAAATTTACCACCTGTAAGTGAAATAACTTTCTGCCCATCATAAATAAAACATCCATTTTTATTTACAAATATAACTCCAAATGAAGTAGTAAATACTTGACATGAATTAAATACACCGCAATCTCTAAATGAAGATTGTGCATAAAACTGTGCAGGATTTGATACGTTTATAACATACATTGCATTTTGTTTAAACTGCAATATCTTATCTTGGAATGCTGCAAGAGCTGTTATCCCGCTTCCATCAGAGGATGGCGAATCAAATACATTAAACTTAGGAAATACCGCAGGCTTTCCTGGCATTGAAAACATCATAGAATCAGGCATATGCTTACTATCGAACATAACATTTCCAATAAATACAATTCCTGCTTGCCCAACTACACATGTTTTATAATGTACTGGAATTGGGTCTGATCTAGTACCAGTAGCATCAGGAGACTTAGTGTACACTTCATTTGCATAATATCCATTTAATGAAGCATATGAATATACTTCAGGAGGATTTTCAAATATAATTTCATCCTCTAGGTCATATAGACTTGTACCAGCTGTATACCAAGGGGTAAACGTAGAATCAAGTGCTCCTTTGACACCATCAATTAAGCTAACTTCCCCTAAAAGCCATCTTTCTGATGTACCACTTTTTTTAAAATATATTCTTGCTCCATTAATTCTTTTACTTCCTCCACATGGGTCATTATTATTATGTGCCATACTTACATTAAAATGGCATGTTTCATTAGAAAATGTATCACCAGTACCAATAGCAGTTAAACCAGTTTCGCACCCTCCATCAAAAAGCCAAGAAAGATAGAAATAATATGTTCCATCCCAAGTTCCTGTGCCAGAATTAATAATAGTAACTTCAAACCTTCCAGTCGCACCAGCATCTACATGTGATGTATTTAATTCTACTCTAGTTGGGGTAGTCCCATTATCTTCATAGTGCGGAGAGGAAAGAAGTGGAGCACCTGTTTCCCATCCACTTATATCAACTTGTGCATTTATATCATTTCTAGATACATATATTCTTGCAGCTCTTACAGTTGTGCGACCAACAAAATTTGCATCAGCTACATATACTCCATTTCCAGCAGCATAATATATTTGTGCTTCGTCACCATCGTCACTCCCAGCACCCCCTATATCAATCCAACCTTGATTAGTATCTAATGATCCAGCAATATTAGTACACATACTATCTACTTGATCTCCATCAGCTGTAAGTAATATAGTAGTTTCTCCCGCAGCACCATCTGCATCAACAGGAGCTTTAAATTCAAATAATCCATATCCAGGAAGATTTGGGCCAGAAGTATTAGTGGCTGCAAATTCTTTTAATGAATTAGTCTCATTTAAACAATCTCCAAGTAGTTTAATTCTGCCAACCTGTGAAAATGTAACATTTGAAGCTTCTTGACATTCAAAATCAGCTATATCACGTGGAGAAGAGGATTGATTAATACCTCCATGAAACTGTGAAAGTTGATACAACTTCTTTTTACCACCTGCTGCTTGAGGTAAAGGTTGAAAGCCACCAGGAATAGCATTCCAATTAACAACGCCAGTTGGGGCAAAAGAACCAACATTTGAAATAGATGGAAGAGATGCAGCAGCATTTAATTGAACATCACCTGCTTGCCTCTGAGCTGCTAACTCTAAAGCTTGTGCTCCAGCTTGTGCTGTTTTAACCCATTCAGATGACTTGGAAGAAGTGAGAAAAGTTTCACTTGGCGGAGTAGCAACATTTTCTACACCAACCCCCATGTCAAGCGTGGTAAAATCAGTTGTCCCTGTTGGAGTCATTAGGGGAGTTGTGGGCGTTGGAGTCTGTGTTGAGGATGTACCTGTAAAGGCAGTTGTACTTCCCGCTTTCCCAGAGCCTAATGTACTAAAATCAGCACCACCTAAGCCACCCATTATAAATCTACCTCCATACGCCAACCTGTTATTTTCATATCTTTAAATCTCCTTTCCCATATCTTACCATTACGTGAAGTGTAAAATTTAATTTTATTACAATTTTTCCTTTTTGCAAATTGTTTAAGAAAACCAAAGGCATTATTTGTAGACTCTTTATTATTTCCAGAATAAAATAAAGAACCAATAATGAATATATTATTAGCATCATCAATCCTGTATGTAAACCATCCTTTATTACATCCAGGAAAATTATCTGTAGAAAAAAATGGGTATCTTGATGTACCATCCCAATCTATATCAGTGGTTTTAGATTTCTCTAAATATAAACCTTTATTTTTATTTACAAATTCTTTATCCAAGTTTATTTATAGTCTCTTTTACTTTTGCCCAGTTCTTATCATCTTGTTTTGATTTTGTTGCTTTAACTGCTAAATCCCCTACTTTTATAAGTAGAGGAATAAGCCCATGTTTTGCAACAAATTTACCTATTATTATCTTTAGCATTACTTACCTACCGCTT